TCATCATCATTATTATTAAGGTCATTATAAAACTGTAAATCATAATCTATATTGTATATTTGATTAGAAGTAGTTGCTACTATTTTATAAATATCTGCACCTGAGTTTACATAATCAGGCGGTACGTATGAAGTTGCTTGACCACCTGTTACTGAATTATCTATAAAACCCCCTCTTATAAATACTTCATCTGTATTAAAGGTAGCTACTCCTGCTTCTAAATAAGACATAGTTGCAGTATAACTTGTATCATCAAGAACAGCAGGTACTCTATCGCCACCCCAATTAAAGTCCATAAATAACTTCTTGAATCTAGTGCTATCAAATACAGTTGAACTATAAGTATATCCTGCTTCGCTAAAGATTCTATCTATTAAATATTTAATTTTTATAAATGGTCTAAATGCTTGTTCTAAAGATGTTAGTTCAGGAAAGCCTAAATTTGCATTATTACCTGTAGCACCATTAGCTACTAGAATTTGATGTGTCCAATCTACAAAAGGATATTTTAAAACATCAGTAACACTAGCTCCTGCTGTACCTGCATAAGTACCAACAGGTAAAGCATTTATTAAAGGCAGTCCATCAGTGTACCAACTATTTTTAATTTGAACTTTAGTATAACCATGTTCTAATTCGCTAAAATTAATATTATCAAAAGTTCTATTTTTTAAAATATCTGCTAAAGCTATTGTCTGAGCATATAAGTTTACATTATAGCTTATTTCACCTTCTTTGTCTTGTATATCTATAAGTCGTAAAGCTCCATCAAATAAAATAAAACCATCTTGTTTTAATACTGCCCTAGTAAATATGTAAGGGTTAAAGTCATAAGGGTTGCCAACAGTTCTAGTTATTTCAAATATATTTCCAAAGATTTTATTGTTTCTTTTTGTTGCAGGCAAATTAAAGTCCTTAGAATAGGATTGTATTTTCTCTGCTACATTTTTAAAATTATCTACACTTAAAGTTAAAGGTATTTCTTCATCTTCATATAAATCACAAATTACTTGACCTTCATAAGTTAACAGAGCTGCTCCTGTTATTGATATACTGCTAATTGTTAAATTATCAGCAACATAATTATCATAACTTATAACTACAGTATCATTTATTGATTGAGCTGTAAAAGTATAAGATACCTGAGATGCTGCTGCACTTATAACACTACTTGAAAGACTTACTGAGCCTGCAACTGTAGCTCTGCTTATTCGTACATTTCCTGTTGTAGAAGTAATGTTGACAGTAACAGTATAATCTTCACCTACTATAAGCCCTGATAGTTTTTGATATACTCCTGAACGTACACCAACACCACCACCTACAACTGAGTTTAAAACTAGATTGCCGCTTGATTGAGTAGGAATAGCAGGTGTTCCATTTGCTGTAAACCTGTATTTATACCAAGTATTAGGTATAGTAGGCGGTGCATTTGTTAAAACATTTATTATCGGAGTTCCACTAGTAGTATCATAATTAGATGCACTATTAATAGTAGCAAAATCTATTGCATCTGCTATAAATTCATCAGACGTATTCCATTGCGGAAATAATACTAATTGTATGCTCATTATACAGTTTGTGTTCTTTGTGTTTTGTTGCGTTCCATGTCAAAAGTATATTGTATCAACTTATCATTTGCTACAGTTTTTCTTATATAATTAGAAGTAGTAATCAAAACAGGTTCTACATATTTATTCGTTATAGTATTATAAGGAGCAGATTCGTTAGCGTCAAAACCATTTAAGATATAAACTTCAGGACTATTTATAAGTTCTTCAAACCAAGCTGCTTCTGATTCATTTACAAAATCTGTATTTACTTTTATGTTTTCAGTTGAATTTACTCTAAAGTTTTTACGACCACCTTTATACCCATCTATTCTAAATATATCTTTATTCCAAGTTCCTGATGTTTGAGTGTAAGTTGTTCTATTAGTTGATGTACTCCTAACTGACTTCTTAGTGAATGTATAATAGTCCCAAGCTCCCCATTGATTAAGCCATGTAATTCGTATGCTTTCATATCCTCTTAAATCAGGACATTGTACATTTATTGTATAAGCTGCACTAACTGCTCCTGCAGAATCGTAAGCCCTTACAGTATAATAGCCGCCCTGTATTGTATCTGCTGCAACTAAAGCCTGAAAAGTGCTAGACCAATTTCTAAGATTAGCAGGATAGCACCCTAAATATAATAATTGTGAATGTACAGTACCACCTATAGCTGTTGCTCCACCATTTGTATTGGTTTGATTTACAGTTTCACTACCTAAAGATGAACCTGCACTATCAAAATATCTGTATGTAACATACGTTATCTTATCACTTGTAGTAGGTAAAAAATTTAGAAAAGCCATAGTACCATAATCATTAATAGTAGCATATTGTGTAGTAGGAGCATTACTTAGAAATTGAGCTGATCCTGTTCCTGCTGCTGTATATAATAAATTAGTATCTAAATCATAGCCATAATCATTACCTGTTAAAGTAAGTGTATTATCATATTGCAAAACTCCATTAAAGAAAGTAAATTGTTCAGTATTTTCAGCACTATTTGCTATAGTCAATACAGGAGCAGTAGCAGTAGATGAACCTTCTGTTTTAAATTGAATAGCAAAATACCTATTAGCATTTTGACTTCTACAATACTTATCTATTACATGAATAGGATGAGGTGTTGAAAGGCTATAATCAACTCCTTTATATTGACTAATACTTGTAGTCCCTGCTGCTTTCCCTAAATTATCTGCACTTACATAACTTTCAAATAAAGACCTAAAGTCAAATATACCAACTCCTGCATTATTTGGTGTAGTCTTAAAAGTAGCAACTAAATCAGTTGAAGTAGATAGATTAATTGGAGTTGCACTTATATGTACTTCAGCTAGAAATTTAACATTCCAATAATTTAGTATTACGCTAGGCTGACTAACTGTAAATATTATTTGTTGTCCTACAGGTAATGCTCCATTTTGCGAATCACCATAAAGCGGTTTTTGATTTATTGTTACTGCCATTATTTTACTGTTGTTTTATTTAGTGTATCTATTATATCTTCTTTTACATTTCCTAAAAAATCTTTCCCAAATTGTTTAAGTCCTAGTCCTAAAGGTTTTTGGAAAAAACTGATTCCTTTAATTCCATCACGTTTTATTTTTCTACCTATTATGAAAGCTAAAGACATGTGGCTTATAAATCTTCCTGTTTTTTCATCCCTTCCTTTCATCCCTTTTTTACTTATCCATTTAGCTAATATATTTGGTGGTGGCTGTTTTGTAGTGTACTTATAAGGACTATCAATAATCTTTCCTAAGTAATCTTTATATTTTTGTTTTTGTTTATTTCCTGAAACTCCTTTGTCTACAAAAGTTCCATAATTAGCCATATAGAATTTAACACTAAAACCATCTATATCAGGTACTACTTCAAAGCGTATTGATTGCTCTAAAGCAGTACCACCACCTTTAGCTTTCTGTAAATTACCTTTAGCTCTATTGACCACTTGTTTACCAAAAGAGTTTAAGTATCTTTCTATATTAGCGGTATCCATTACTCAGCTACAGCAACAAATATTTCTACTCTAGGGTCATAAGAAGCTCCTACAGGTTGAACTTCAATAGCTGTAAGATTTTCCATCGTACCAAAACTTGGGTCTGTATCTGCTTCAGCTAAAGCTACTGCTTCTGCTTGACAGAGTATATGTGAATTGCCGGGAGTTAATAATACTTGATAATTACTAGCTGTTGTTACTATTCCTACTTCTATCCAAGCAGCATCATCTAAGTTAGTGATGCGTATATACTTAGCTCTATCTACATCTAAAGCCCCTGCTGAACTATAAGGTTGTGTACCAAAAGTTGCTATTGTTGTCACATTTCCATTAATACAAGTTACTATTCGTTCTAAGCAATCTGATATTCCTGTTGTTGTTACTGTATTACTTGAACCCCTAATACTTCCGTTAAGAGTTACACTTTCGCTTACTGTTACTGTTAAATCTGCCATATTTTATATTTTTATTATTATTTTAAAAAACCTTATTTCTATTTTATATTTACCTATCTTAAATTTCATTATTCACCTGCACCTTTAGCAGTTACAGGTATTGTACAAGCATCAAAGTCATTTGCTACTAATATACCTATTGAAAACACCCACCCTGTTAAAAGATTATCAAATCTTTCTGTAAATGGTTCTAAAGTTTGCTGCCCTTCAGCAAAATACAGAGCATCATTAATATCATTTACTCCTACTATTGATTGCTGTAAACTATGTCTTAGCATAGAGATAATATCTACTGAAATTTGTAAAGTTTCTGATAATACTTCTTGCTCATTACTTAGATTGTTTGCTGATTGTATGTTGGCTTCTGTCCAATCTTCCTTTTCACTTACTAAATCACAAATAAAGATTTGAAAGTTATACGTCAAACCAAAATCACCTGTTGTTACATTTACCGGATTGATGTGCATTAAAACAAACTTTTCCATTTTCTCCAAATTTATATCAAATATATCACCTGTTGTAGTTGTTTCAATTTGATGGTGTAAGTCACCAATATTCTTTAAAGTATTGATTACATTATTGTACGTTTTATTTCTTATCATTTCTTTGTACTTTGTTTTGTGTATTTAAATCTGTTTCATAACTTAGCCACGTTAGACATTCTAATAAGCTAAGTTTTGTTATTCTTTCTAAGTTTACTATTTCCCCATTTGTCAATCTGTACATTACTCCGAACCACCCCCACTTTTCTGCGAATGTTTCACTTGCAATTCCTTCCCTATCTTGTTCAGGCGTTCCATTAAAGATAATGGCATAATCTCGCACAATATTTTCCCTAAACTCCAAAAAAAAACCAACGCACTCTGTACTTGTTCTGCTGACATCTTCTTCATTTCTTCTGCCCTAATACTTATATTTCCGTCATACGCTTCAATAATATAAATATCATTTTTCTTTTCTACTATCGGTCTGTAAAGAACAGCCATCAATTCAGGTAAACTCTTTTCAATTCCATTCTTTATAAAAGTTTCTATGTCTGCATACTCACCTAAAGTAATTTCTGACAAATCAGGATGAAACCCATACTCTTTGCCTTCTACTTCTACTATCCTTTTTAACTTACTATCCTTTTCTACTTGTAATTCTCCTACCTTACTCATTATAACTGCTACGTCTTGTATTCCTAATTCCTTTACTAGCTTCTTAGGTATATCAGACAAAGCTGTTATTGTTTCTAACGCTTCTTTACTTTTACTTCCTGATTCTGCTGCAATAAGTTTAAGCCATTTTTCAAGCGTTACTTCTGACCACTTACTTATTAAATTGTACTTCTTGGTCTTCCCTTCCTTTTTAATTTTTACTTTCATAGTGTTCTTGGTATATAATAGAAAAAAACGTTTTTTAGTTTACTGTACATAATACTTCCCTAAATTAGGATTGTCTAAGTGATATATTATGTTATATCGGATTCCATCTATTGCGTGATTGTAATTGTCCACGTATAATTTGGAGCCTTTATCAGCGTAGCAATAATTGTTCAATTCTTTAGCTATATTCGTGCTTTCAGAAGTTATGATTAATTCATAATCTTGCATTCTAGTAATACCACTTTCAATAGTTCCTTTTTTAACAGGCTTTATATTTACACCTAAATGCTTTAAATCTGCTATCAGTCTTGGTTCGCTGCTATCGGCGATAATCAGTTTATCAGCTACTTTGTCTAAAATGATTGTTGCTAGTTCTTGCGACTTTAATCCGTTTCTGTATAGATGTTCTTTTAAATAAATCTTCTTATGCTTCTTGTCAATAGCAACTTCTGTAAGACTATCAGGATCAATACTAAATCCAAAATCAAGCCCACAAGAAGTTTGTAAATCATTAGGATTAAATTCTCCTATACTCCAATTCTCAAAAACTACGCCCTCAGCTTTGTCAAGCCAACCACCAAGAATTTTATGCTGATACTTTTTAAAGTTTCTATGTTTTATAGTCTTAATACGTTCTAAAAAACTTTGTGATAGATTTTCTTTATTATCTAAGTATGTACTATGTATATAACAAACATTGTCTTTAATGCCATTAAAACCTGCTTCAACTCCTTTTTCTTGAAAGAATCTATCATATATCCAATGCTCTTTAGTAACAGGGTTTAAGACTAATATAATTCTATTCTGTATGTCTTTTTCCCTAATACTTAAATCAATAGTATCAAAGATATTCTCGTCAATAAGTTCTTCTGCTTCATCTAATACCCAACAGCTTATGCCCTGCAAAGATTTTAAACTAGCAGTTTGATTTCCTGCTGATGTCTTGATACCTCTAAATATTATGTCTGAATTGTTACTAAGATTTACTACTTCTGCTTTATTAATACTAAAGATATGCTCAAAGCCTAATAGCCCTATTTTTTCTAAGAACTCAGGAATGATTGAAAGATGAGCTGATACCATTGTAAATCTTGTAAACAAAACTCTGATGCCTTTTGTCATTGTAAGTAAAGTTAAAAAAACTGTTACTGCAAAAGACTTCCCTGAACCTCTACCTCCTGTTATTATGAAGTATCTAGCATCAGAAGAAAAGAGTGCGTTATATTTGCTATTCAGTTTCAGTATCTACAAATGTTATAACAGGCATATTAATAGCTTTGTCACCTGAAGTTATATCTACTCTGTTTGTTTCATTCCAACCAAGTCTAGTTTTAGCAGCGTGTATTACAACTGAAGGCACTTTGTCTTTTACGCATTCGTAATACTTTGACTTAATAAAATCTTGCTGTATGTTTTCTATTTCTTCCACTTTAGCTGCAAAATCTGCATCTTCTTTTAACCACTTATAGAAGTTTGTTCTTGATAGATCACACGCTTTTAAAGCAGTAGTTATTACTCCTAGACTTGACTCTAGTGCCTTCAGTAATCTTTCTTTGTTAATCTTTGTTCTATTTTGTTCCATTTATTTATTTTTAATTAAAGTTTTTATATTCACTTTTATTATTTTTAGCAAAAAGCATTCTTGAAAACTTATCATTAACTTTTGGTTTTTTTATACTGTAAAAATGTTTCTGTATATTGTCTAAGAGCTTATAGTATTTTATATGCTTATCTCTGTAGCTATAAGCAAAGTGTACTTCCATGGCAATATTAATTATGTTTTCTAAATTTGCATCTGACATAAAGTTTAGTTCTTCACCTTCACAGTCTACTTTTATTTTATTAGGATTGTGAGTTTTAATTACATCATTCAAAGATACAGCCTTTACAATTTTATATTCACGTCCTTTTATCTCTAAAGTAGAATGGCAGTCAGTACAGACACCTGAATTTATATACAGTTTTAGTTCTTCTGACTCTTTCGCTATAGCTTTATTGTAAATTTCTACATTTGTTATATTGTTTAATTTTATGTTTTCTTTTGCTAGATTATAATTTACAAT